CGTCAGCTTGAGAAGCTCTATAACGAACATGTAAGAATGGTCTTCTGATGTTTGTACCTAATTGTTGATCATAAACAGTAGAAGTTCCAGCAGGAATTAATACTCCGTCAATTGCAGCAACAGGAGCAGCAACAGCTCCAGCTTCAACAGCCCCACCTCTTGTAGAAGCGTCGTTTAAGTATTTCCAGTCAGTTTTGTAGAAATCGTAAGATCCACGTCTGAAACCAGAGAAACCTAAGTTTAAAGCCATGTCTTCTGAATTTTCGAATAATCCATAAGCAGTTCCACCATTTGCTCCAGCAGAAATTGCAGCTAGCATATCATCAAAACTCAAAGAAGTATCTCGGTTTAAGAATAACATGTTTTCTTCAATCGCTCCTTGAGTATCTAAATTTTTCAAAATAGAATCAAAATCAGCAAGTTGTCCAGCTCCGGCGTTAAATCCAGCTTCAACATTACCTCTAGCGTTAACCGCAGCAAATAAACCTTCAGTACCTTTGTAACCTGAAGCAGTTGCAGATCCAGCACCTAAAGCTGTGTTAGCTTTTTCACCTTCAACTACAGACATTTCTAAGTAGTCTTCAAAACGTAATCTAGTTTCAGATTCAGCTTTTAAATACCATAAATATCCACCAGTTCCATCTTCAGTAGCTACTTCAACCCATCCAATCTGAGCAGTGTCAGATCCAGATACAGTGTATTTACTACGGATTATAATAGGTGAGTTAGAAAATTGAGTGAATTGAGGTTCAACACTTACATATCCATCTGTGTTAGCAGCAGAGTAGTTAGGAGTTGAAGACCCTTTACCGTATTCAGAACCATATACAAATATCTTAACTGCAGCAGCTAATCCAGCTGTGTTAACAGCAGTATAAGGAGCAACGGTTAATACACCTGTAGCAGGCACAGAAGCAATTACAACACATTTAAGTTCAGCACCTAAAGAGTCAATCGCGACAATAGTAGCACCTGCAGAAATAACGTTCTTTACAGTTGCAGAAACTGGTATTGTTAAAGTATTTACTCCATCATTCGCTACGTCAGTATAAGAGATGTGTAATCTATTTTGTTCAGACCAAATAACTTGATCAGAAGACATTGGCATTTCAGCACCAACCATACGTAAGAATCCAGATAAAGTTCTGTTTCCGTAACGCTCTACTTCTTGTTCGTAGATTTCTGGTAAATACTGTTCAGCAAATGAGCTAAAATCAGCTGCAGCAGAATCTGTAAATTGCAGATAATTGCTTGCTAATGTTTGTTGTTTTTGAGATGGTACAATATTACCAAATAAAGGACTTACAGCCATAATAATTAATTTTTTTAGTTAAATTTTTTTGTTTTAATTTTAAGTTTTGATGAATCATTTCCGCTTATAGCTTTTACTTTGTATCCGTTTACAAATACATTACCGCTAGATTGTTGTCTAGGCTCTGTACTTATGTTTTTGGATTTTGCAACTACATCTTTTACCGCGTCAGCTTTACCTTGTTCGTAAAAGTGCTGCGCAATAGTATCAGCATTTTGGGCAGCGTACAATGCTTTGTGGTAGCTTTTATGATCTGATATATTACCTTCTTTATCTAGGAACGTCCCAATAAAATTAGAAATGTCAGATTGTTTTTCTGCTACGTCGTTAACATTTTTTACTCCATATCTAAACTTCTTTTCTCCAACGTTAAAATCAAAACCTTTGAAATCTTGGTTTAAGTAGCTTTTAGTTTTTTGTAAAAAATCATTGTGCTTTGCTTTGGCAGCTTCTTGATTATCATTGTGTCGATTGAAAAAGTCTGTAGCTTTTTGCTGTTCCTGAGTAACGCCCGGTCTCAACTTGATCTCGTCGTAATATTTACTCTTGGTTTCTTCCAAAAAGTTTCTAGCTTTTGCAACCTCTTCTTTAAACGCAAGTTTTTTCTTACGTATGTCTCTATCCTCGTCTATATCTTCATCAAATTCGAAGTCTTCAAGGATTAAATCTATATCATCACCTTCTAAATAAGGCTTTGTTGTTTTGTAATATTCTTTAAGAAGCGTAGTGCTATCCACGGTTGAATAGTCAGAGCTTAGCCTAACATAGTCTTCTAGGTTACCACCTGTGTCTTCCATAAAAGCAATAAGCTTTTCTACGTTCTCTGGTAAAGGTTTTCCGGTTTCTTTATTTTCCTGTACAGCCTTTTCAAGTTCTTTGGTTACCTCAATAACTTCCTCTTCGTCTGTTATTTCTTGTAAGATTGATTCACTGACTGTGTCTTCAACTTTTTCTTCTATAGCTTCATTTGTAACTTCTTCTGTTTTATTTTCGGTTACATCCACTACTTTTTCAGTTAAATCCACTTTTGTTATTTCTGGAATAACTTCTCCTTGCGAACCAGCATCTACTTTAGGTATTTCTACTTTTGTAACAGCGTTTGGTTTGTTTAGGTTTTTTGGTTTTTTAGGTTTAACTTTAAAAGTCCCCTCTTCTTTTACTTTTTCTGACATAATATAATATAATTAAATAATTAAATAATAGCTTTTAACTTGGACTGTATTGATCTAATCCAAATCCACCTAATGTATCCATCCCTGATGATTCAAAGCTTTTAGGTAGTGAGTCGTTTTTACGTTGGTCTATAAGTTCAGATTGTTGGCTAGCTTGTATCCTAGTTCTTTCGTCTTTCCTGTCTTCTTTACCTTCTTCTTTCCCTTGTTCAGCGTTTGCCTTGATTTGAGCTAATTGCATATTATAGCTAAACTCTTCAGCCATTAACTGCTTTTTGATTTCAGCTTCTTGTTGCAAGTATTGTATCTTAAATTGAGACTTACCTTGCTCAATTTGTAATTCTGTTTGAGCTAAAGCTTGTTGCTTTTGCATTTCAGCTAAGGCTGCTTGTTCAGCTGCTTTGCCGTTTGCTTCTGCTTGCATCTGAATATTAGCCTGTTGAGCTTGCTGAGCTTCTTTAGCTTTTCTTTTACGCTTTTGTTTGAGCAGCTGGTTAGCTAACTTCATATTTGATACTTCTCTAATGTCTATAATATCATCAAGATCAATACCCCCTGATTGTAAAGCTATCTGTATATTTTGTTCTAATATCTGTTTGTCTTCCTCTTCAGGTTCCAGCTCTAGGAATATACCAAACTCATGTAAATTTAGTTGCTGCATTTCCACTAAAGCGCTTGTGTTTGATTGATTTATAGAGTTAATCAAAGCGTTCTTAGTTAGAGGGAAGTTAAGCATATCAGCAACTCTTAAGCTTATATTTTCACACGTTCTTACGGTTATATACATAAGAGACTGTAATATATGTTTGGTAGCTACATTAGAAGCCGCTGCTGCCATTTTCTGTAAACCTACTAGAGAATCTTTAGTTGGCATACTTCCGTCACGCGCTTCATTTAAACCGGTTACATCCCTAATCATCTGTAAATAATACTGATAGGTTTGTATTAAAGCTTGTATTTTATTAATACCAGAAGAAGAGTTTAATTCTTGAATAGGTATCTTGCCTCTGTTTGGATCGCCATCTTGTGTTAAAGACCTACCTACAATACTACCTGTTTGAAAGTACATATTCATAGCCTCCTGAGCGTTGTAGTTGGTTCCATTGCCTAAATCAACCTCTGCTAAGCCATCAACATCTACGAATACCCCATCTGGGACCATTTTAGATAATACTTGTTGTATTTTTAAATGCGTTATCTGTATCATATCAGCAAAGCCTATGCACTTGCTGACTAAACTATCTATCCTACCTTTGTACATTCTAGGAGCGGAAATAGAGTAATTCATTTCAACCCTTGTTTGATCACTATAAGGTCTTGTCATATTTTCAGACATTTCCCATTGTAGCATTTTGTCTTGACCTAATATCTTAGCTCCACTATATAATACCTCTATAGATCTAGATACTTTATTAAATTTATCACTTTCTGGTGGATCAAAAGAGTCAGTCTTTTCTATAGACTTTTCTAACCCTTGATCTGTTTGTTTTATTTTAAATACTTGATTAGTATATGTTTTGTATTCAAAGTATAATACTTGAACGGTGTTATAATCATCACCTCGACCATTAGCTTGTCTTGAATAATTAGCCTGGCCAGGTGATTTTTGTATTTCCTCTAAATCTGCATTTGTCAGGTGAGAGAATTGCTTTTTTAGTTCCTGTAGGGATATTCCTTTCACTTCTCCTACATAATATATATCTTCGAAATTAGGGTCTTCCGTATAAGAATAAACTAAATTAGCAGGGTCAACATAATCAACTGTAACACCTTCTGATAAATTAAAATTTGTTTTATCACAAGCAATACCTAGTATAGTTAAATCCTGAGCAAGTCTCTTTTTTATTTCTTTATATTTGTTAAAATCTAATATATTAGATATAACTTCTTCTTCTGCTATCTCAACTGCTTGCTTGTAATTTAGTTGCATGTGAAGA